AGTTGAAGAATACATTTTAGCTTCAGCTGAAGTAAACTTTGTAACTATGTCAAGCAATTCCTTAGAAGATGATAAGGATACACTCAATTTTTTCAACGGAACCTTTTTTATAATCTTAAAGGTCATTAAAAAAAACGCTCTCATTCCCGGGAATCTCTGTGCAACAGCCAGAGCAGCTAAAACATCACTAGCCTGTGTTCCCGCTTTGTCGCCGGGATATAGAGGAATCTTTCGTAAGCTTTTAAGTAGTGTTGCCATTATTCTTCTTATATTTATAAGGTCTTGATGGAATATCCAACTCTTTTTCTGTTAAAATAACAAACTGCATACCTCGTTTTTCGGCCCATTTTCGAGCAGCCTTGAATTTACTCTGATTCACCACAAATCGTTTCAAGTCATTCTTATACTTGATAGATATTCTTTTTCGTTTCTTTGGTGGCCGGCATTGACTAGCCGGTTTAACTTCAATCAAATACTTCTTAATTTCACCCTCAGGATTTTTTATTTTAACATAAAAATCAACAAAATATCTTCTAGTTCTCTTTTCAACTTGATTATAATATGGAATAATAACATTTTCAGAAGCCCATTCAAGAACTGATGGGTGTCTATCCAAATACTTCATGTATTTGAGCTCCCATGATGATCTGTACACAACTTCTTGCAAATTTGCAACGTATTTTGCTTTATTGTGTACTTTATATTTGCCAACGTGCTTCTGAAAATTCATATTAGATGTATAAATATATAGAGTCATAAGTATTTATAACGGAGAATAAAATGGCATTTAGAGACGTACAATTTCCATGGCTACAAGAAGTCAATGGTCGATATGAACATCCCGGCGAATCCAATAATTCACCTAAGCCTACTAGTATCGCTAATGATAAGCCAAAAAAAGAAAGTTATGGATCAATTAGTAATTTCATGGCAACAGTAATACATCCAGATTTAGCTAGGCAAAATTTATTTTTTGTTGAAATTGGTCGTACTTCTGTTCCTTTAAAAATAGGAATAAGATGTCATCAAGCACAAATTCCCGGAATAAATATAGCAACAACAGATAAAGATATTGGTCTACGATCTATCGCATATCAACAAATTTACTCTGATATTATTCTTTCTTTTTATTGTGATGCTAATATGCATATGTATAAATTTTGGGAAGATTGGTGTAAAGCTGCAGTTTCACCAACAAATCGAAGAACTGGTTATTATGATGATTATGTAAATACAATTAAAATTATACAACTAAATAGGCAGAAAAATAAAGTAGCACAATGGATATTAGAAGATGCTTATCCAAAACAAGTTGACCCAATTTCAGTAGATTATAGTGCAAACGATAGTATAATGTCTATAAATGTTACAGTAACATATCGTAAATTTACATCAACCTTTTTTGATAGTAACTCTGGTTTTGAAGTTGACAAAAATACTTTTGAATTTCCAGAACTAACTCAACAGTTAACGATCAACAAAATGATAGATGTAGTAACGAGTACAGGTGGTAATTTTTTCGACACAATAATAAAAGCAGCTAAAAAATTTAGAAGTGATCTATTACAAAAAGACAAATCACAAATCGGAGGAGCTGGAGGAAGTTTACATAATCAAAAATAAATTATCAACATCATTTTATATAGGAGTATAATGAAATGGGATTACCGACAATTACAGTACCACAATATGAATTAATATTACCATCTTCAGGAAAAACAATCAAATACAGACCATTCCTAGTAAAAGAAGAAAAAATTCTTCTAATAGCAATGGAAAGTGAAGATACAAAACAAATTGTAAATGCAACCAAAGAAATTATTAAAAATTGTATCATTGGTGAAGATATAAATGTAGATACAATGCCTCTATTTGATATTGAATATATATTTTTAAACTTACGGGCTAAAGCAAAGGGAGAAATGATAGACTTAAGCTATAAATGTCCAAAATGTGAAGGAACCATACCAGTATCAATTAATGTTGATAATATTAAAGTAATAAAAAACGAGAAACACAACTCTACAATTAAAATAACTGATGAATTAGGTATTGTAATGAAATATCCAACAATAGCATTACAAGAAAAAATACCAGAAGGCAAAGAAAATATTGAACTTTTATTCGATACCATGACAACGTGTATTGATTATATTTATGACAAAGATACTACTTATAAGTGTACAGATCATACAGAAGCCGAAATGAAAACATTTTTAGAATCTTTAACTGATAGTCAATTTCAAGAAATCTCACAATTTTTTGATACACAACCAAAGCTTCAACATGAAATTAGTTTACATTGTAAAAATAAAGTAAAAAAGAAAGAATGTGGTCATAAAGAAAAACAAACATTGGAGGGTTTGCAGTCTTTTTTCGGATAGCCCTTTGCCACGAATCATTAGCAAATTTTTTAACTTGTAACTTTAATATGATGCAACATCATAAGTGGTCAATAAGTGAGTTAGAAAATATGTTGCCGTGGGAAAGGGAGGTTTACCTTAATTTATTAGTCAAACATATAGCAGAAGAAAATGAAAGAATTAAACAACAAAATGCACAACAAAGGAGTGGATAACTAATGGTAGAAGGAATGTTATGGGGAACAAGACCCTCGAACTCAAAAGGAAAAGAAGGTGGTTCTCTCACAGGTATATTAAAAGATATAAGTGCATCTTTGGCTAAAGTGAAAAGTATTCTTGAAACTTCTTCAATAGCTCGTCATAGTAAAAGTCCCCTTGAATCATCTCTCGACTCAATAAAAGAACAAACAGTTTATTATAATGAAAAAACCATGAAGTGGCATGACGCACAATCCAAAAAATTCGCACCGAAACAAAAAGAACTTGATACAGCTGCTATACAAATTCGTAAAGGAGAAAATGTTGAAGAAGTAACAGAAAAGAAAACAGGCTTCGCCGGATTCATGGAGGAAATGATCACAGGAATGAAGTTGTCTGTACATTTTTTGTCAAAGATTGCTGAGGGAGGTCTTGGTAAAAAACCAAGTGCTGAAGATGAATCAGAAGATGATGCAGATAAGAAAAAGGGTGCAAAAAACGCAAAAAAACAAACTAGTTTTCTCAAAGGTATGTGGGAAAATATGAAGAAAAAACATAAAGATAATTGGTTAGTTAAACATTGGGGAAAACTTTTAGCATTCGTCTTACTTTTAAACACAAAAATGTCAACTCTTGTAACAATATGGGAAGATTTTATTAAACCAGCTTTAGAATGGTCAGCCGATCATCCACTTCTCGCAGCCATAGCTGGTTTAACTCTTTACTTTACTGGTGGTGCTTTTCTAAAAGCACTTGGCACATTAGCTTTAAAAAAGACAGGTGAGGGTCTTGCATGGGCAGGCTCTAAATTAAAAGACGCGGGAAAAACATTCTTACAAAAACGAGGAGTTGGAATGGCTGGGCATATGACTGATGCTCAAAAAGCAATGACTCGGGCCAGGTTAGAAAGTAAAGGACAACTTCTAAGTCAAAAACTCGGCAGAGCTGCAGGTAAAACTAAACTTGTAGCTAAAAGAGTTGCTAGCTCAGTTGGTGATGTTGCTAAAAAGGGTGCTAGCAGTGTAGTAAGTGGAGTAAAAGCAGTTGGTAGCAAAACTATGGAAGTAGGAAAATCAGCTGGTGCTAAAATAGGAAGTATGGCACAATCAACTAAAGGTATCTTTGGTAGTATTGTTAAAAAGTTTGGTAGTGCTGGTAGATGGATTATGAAACTTGGTTCTAAACTTATAATGCCATTAGTCACTACTCCTGTTGGTTGGGCAATCTTAGCTGGTCTTGCCATTGGTGGATTAGCTTATATATTCTGGGATGATATTAAAGCAATATGGGAAAAATCAGTAGCATTCATTACTGATACTTTCAAAAAAATATCAGAATTTGCAAGTAGTATGGTAGATGGTGCCAGAACCATACTTGGAAACTTTTTAAGAAGTGTGGGTGCTGGAATGATTGCAGATTGGATTGACCCTGATGGTGCTGATCCAACAAAACCAAAAAAAGAATTTACTTTTGGAAATTTAATGGGAGAACTTGGGAGTGTTATTAAAGGTCTTTGGAAAAAAATCATAGGATATTTCATAGATGCAGGAAAAGCAGTTAAAAGTATTGCAGCTTCAGTTGCAAGAGGTCTGGGTCTTGACGCATTTGCAGATTGGATAGAAAAACCTGATGAGCCAGAACCACCTAAGGAGTTTGAGACTACGGCATCCGGTGAGAAAGTTGAAAAAACGGGAGTGGCCAAACGGAAAAAGTGGAAGAAAGATATTAAAGCAAGGGGTGCTGCTGAGGAAGCAGGATTCATAGAAACTAGTATGTGGACTGGTTCAGTAGAAGGTCTTACAGCTGAAAACAGAATGGCAATGAGTCAAGGTTTGACTAATGGAAAACTAACAAGGGATATGTTAGTAGGTATATTAGACTCTGGTGATCTTAGTAAAAAACGAGGGTCAAAAGGTGCTGTAGATGAAACAGCAAGTGATTTTGAGTTCGTTCAAATGTTGTTAAAACAATTTCCAAAACCACCCGAACCAAAAGCTGTAGTAGTAAAGGATAATACTTCTAAACAACCTGGGACTAGTTCTGATACCACAAAATCTCCTGAAGCAACAAAAATAGTTCAAACTTTTCAAGATAGCATGTCTGAAGTAAAGGCAATAAGAGGAAGTAGACAACGAAAAGATAAAAAGAAACAAGTAACAGACACTCTTGCACAACAGATTTTAGAAATGGATAAACCTATGCAAGAAGCTACAGTTGCACAACTAGAACCTAAGTTTATAACATCATTAAGGCAAAGTGATTTTAAAAATTCACTTGAAAAAACTGGATTACCAGAATTTGCAAAGAAAGAACCGAAGGAGTTTGATGCGACAGAAGGACAAGGGCCCGCCAATGTTCCATCAATAACGAAACGAATGAAACAAGAAAAAGCTGCATGGTTAAAAGGTGGTCATGCCGCAGTTCGACAACTTAGTTGGAACAAATCAATGAATGCTAACGCATTACAACCAACAGTATCACCAGATGCTAAAATGAATACATTTAACTCAATACAAAAAGAGAACTCGACTGCAACAACGCAATCAAGTTCTCCTGTAATGGTTTCAACCGTAGACAACTCAGTAAAGAACGCCCCAATGGAACAGACTGTTATGATGGAAGATAAAATTCATAATAGTGATGTTCCAACAGGCGTACAAAGATAATTAGTCTTGTTCTGCTAACTTCTTGAAGTAATCCAAAGTATCATCAGTCTTTTCACCAGTAGCAACTGGATCATCTGTACTTTCTTCAATAGTACCAACAAACTCTTTCCCTTCATGTGCAATTACTGTATTGAATCGAGCTTCAAGTTCTGCATACTGCTTGAAGTTCTTTTCTGCAATAATATCATTTAATGAATGTTGTTGACCCCAAACTTCTTCCATCTTCTTTTCATCTTTATCCAACGGACACGGATCAGTAAACTCAGACTTGTCATAGTTTGGAAAACCATCTACTTGACGCATCTTGATTTTAAAGTTTGCACCTTCCCAAAAGTCAAAAGGATTTAGTGGTGTCTCATCCTGAAATTCTGGATTCATAACACCAGTAATCTTTTCAAAGATTTTCTTACCATAACGGAATAGAAAAACTTTACCTTCGTTTTCGGGATTCATACTATCTTCAACAACATAAATGTTTGAATAGTAGTTAAGTTTACGTCTGCGTTCTCTAGCTATGTTCTTATCTGAATCAATACCAGAGTTCCACAAAGCCGTATTTGCTTTTGAAACAGGATCATCTTTACCAAGAGTGGTTAAAGAGTTTTCGATATACCAACCACCGGGTCCTTTAAAACCATGTGTCCAAACACGAACCCAAGGTACATCTTCTTTTGGTGCTGCGGGAAGAAAACGAATTACTGCATAACCATTACCAGACTTATCTCGTTCTAGTTTCCAGATTCGATCATCTTCATAGGAAGGTTTTTCTGCGAGTTTCTCGACTTGTTTGGAAAGAGATTCCAAATTAGCCATACGATTCTTTTTCATTTCTTTAAAACTTGCCATAAGTATTACTCCTTATTACGTTATATTGTTATATTACTTAGTATCATCATATATCAGCTTCCTGATCTCACCATGAAATCATTACCCAACCCCTTAACCCAAATTGACCATCCACTCCTTTCTTATATTGGAAGCTTTGCTGTCTTTTTCAACATATGAAGCTCTTGTGCTTCAACTTCTATTTTATCTTTAATGGATTGGTTCAACATCTTTGCCATTGCTTCTGGTTCAAGACCAGCATTATTAGCATATTCAAGAACTGCATCCAGATAAGATATTTCTGTTTTCTTTACTACTTCTTCTATTTTTAAATTTATATCTATGGACATAACTAATTATTACATTCAATATATTCAGGATTTTTAATCCATCTTCCTTTTTCATCTTTAATAAACATTGGAATTGAATCAGAAATAATTATAGGCACACTTTCTTCTTCTTTGCCTACAATATTAACAATTTTACCATCTTTCATTACGGTATCGCTCATTGTTATTTTCATCCTGGCCTCCTTTAGTAAACTGTTTTTACACTATCACATAAACGAAGCTTTTTTGCTTCTGTTGCACTCAACCAGACATCTTGTGCTGGTAACAAAAACTCTCTTATTTTCTTTTCATTCAAACCAGTACATTTTTTATAATGACTAATCATACGTTTAGTTGTTAATTCATATTCTTTAACTGTTGCAAACAATTCATGTTCTTTACCATAAGTCCCCCATGAAAACTGATGTGATAATACAGAAGTATTTGGAGTTAATATTCTATGTCCCTTTGCACCAGATATAAAAATCAATACGGCAGCTGATGCTACACAACCAAGTCCAACTGTACGAACTGGAATTGCACTCCCTTTCATTGTATCTATAAGTGCGAAAGCTGCTTGTAAATCACCACCTCCAGAATTAATTACTAACTGTAAATACTTTGGATATGGCCTCATTAAATTCTTTGATATAATAAATGATATTGCGTCTTTACAACTACTTTCTGATATTTCATCCATCAAAAGATATATACCACATTCTTCGACTGACGGTTGGGTAACTTCTGCTTTTTTTTCTGAGGCCTTATTGTTTGACATCTACTTCCTCCTTATTCATTTAGATAATCTTTCCAAAATATGTGATCCCCAATCGTCATCACTTTAATCATTCTTCTATTCCAGTATGGATTAACATCAATCCTATGATAGTGTGTTGAACCATGTAAGAAATCTTCTATCTCCCAATGCTCTCCATACCTTTTAATACTAACACCTGGCTTCTGTAACATAGCTCTTGCAATTAACAAAGAAATCTTCCATGCTAATTGATCTTTTGGTCTATCTGACTTACCATCACAATACCAAGAAAACTGACACTTATGTTTTTTTATCCTACCATCACTATATCGGTTCGCTTGACGAATAACTTTACATATATTATTCGGAAATCGTCTACTATTTACACGATTTATTGTAACAAGTGCAACTGCAATCTGTCCTTTAGTAGATTGATCTCTAGCTTCAAAATAAATGTTTTGGGCCAGACATCTAACTTCATCTTGATAATCATAAGAATTTGGTTCATAAGTTACCCTATTAAAAGCAGCACATGATACCAAAACCAAACACATCAAAATAAATTTTTTCATAACATTACCAAAAATAAATAAAACCCCAAATAATACCACCCAATAATGTAATATCAGCTACTACACACCAAACTATATAAATTTTAAACAGTATGTGTGCATATTTACTTGTTTGAATTTGGCGAAGGAGGTTCCGGATCATCTTGTCCTCCTTCAACTAAATGTTCTTTTGTCCATTTCATAATAATATTTATAAACAAAAAAAAGGTGGGGGCCGAAGCCCCACACCACCGGGAATTTAATACTATACTACGCCCAAAACTTATTCAGTTTCTTGCGGATAGCATTAACAGTCTTTGCGCCACCAACAATGTCTGCGTTCTTAAACGCAACATTACCAGTTGCAGGGCTCGTATAAATCCGAACCCAACGAGGCAAATCTGTAAGCTCACACTCTGCGCGAGTCATCTTGCGAGCATACTTTCGGCCAATTCGTGGTTGACCGTGTTTTGTACTCATACCCATAAACATCTCCTTAAGAAGATTAACAAAAACATGATGAAGATACTACTACTCATTCATCATAACAAACATCTCATTATAACATAATGAGAATACAAATACAAGGAAAAAGGTGAGGGTTTCTGTTGCCAAGTACCCTCGGACTCCGACTGACTATGCAGCCAACGCTAAATCGTAATCATTAGCATTTGTAGTGTGCATAATTGATAACGGAGCCATCATGCTTCTCCGTGCTGTCCTATAGTTTCCATCATCCTGTCGAAACTAGTTCGCCCCCCTTAATTTGGTAATTCATTATAGTAGGCCTTTAGAATTGGTGGAGGCGGCGGGATCTGCCCCCGCGTCCAGAAAAACTTTCACTCTAAGATTATACAGCAATTATAAAATAAAAATTGTAAATATAAATACTAATACAGCAGTAATACCAAAAGCTATCAAAAAAATCCACAATATACTTTCTTTCATATCATCACACCACAAATTGTTCATACATTTCTTCTTTTGTACCATTATTCTTAATAATCAAATCAATATTCTCTGGTCTTAAACCACTCTCACTTGAATGTGTATTTTCCTCAATATCATCCTTATCTCTGACTATATTTATAACAATTCCACCCCGATTGCGTATCCAATAAGCTTCATTATCAAAACGAACATCAGTAATAACAACTGTCCAGCCAGGATGTTGTTTGACAAACATCTCAGCATTCTTAACCCAAATATTAACATCAATACCACGACCAACTTCAGTACCAAGTAACTGATAAATTTTTCTCGGAGACATTCCCCAAGGTTCAATTACTTCCTCTTTATCTTTTATCTGTTCATCAGTTAGATTGAACATGATCTTTGCTCCCTCTTTAAGGGGCTTAGCAAAATAATAATGCAAACAACGATAACGATCACACAAATATCTACCAAGTGTATCTTTACCAACACCAGCTTTACCCGATATACCAATCAAACCTGGTTCACCATCTTTATTTGACAAGCCAAAAATTGGAAACAT